ACATTACTAACTTCAATCCAGCTTTAGGTGGAACAGCAAGTCAAGCAGCTTTAAGAGCTGGGCAAACTGTAATGATCTCTGATAACACAGCAGGTTCAACTTTACAAAACAAAGGTATTATATCTGTAGCTCCAACAGCTGCTAATCCAAACAAGGTAACTATTGCTTACTACGAAAATGGTGGACAAACAATGGCTCTTGGAACTTCATGTGATATATTTGTATATGGTTCTGAATTTGCAAAAGGAGTAAGCGGAATGCAAGGTTCTTTAGAATCTGATGATTTCTTTTTCCAAAACAAACCAATCATTATCAAAGACAAGTATTCTGTTTCTGGTTCTGACATGGCTCAAATTGGATGGGTAGAAGTAACAAGTGAAGGCGGAGCAAACGGATACTTATGGTATTTAAAATCTGAACACGACACAAGATTGCGTTTTGAAGATTACTTAGAAACAGCAATGATTGAAGCAGTACCAGCAGCAGCAGGTTCTGGTGCAGGAGATTACTTACAAGGTACAGCGGTAGGAGCTTCTGTAGCTAATGAGTCTGGATCTGAAGGGATTTTCTATGTAGTAGGAAACAGAGGTAACGTATTCGGTGGAGGAAACCCAACGAGTTTAGCTCAGTTTGATAGCATTATTCAAAGACTTGACAAGCAAGGATCTATTGAAGAGAATGTTATTTTTGTAGATCGTCAGTTCTCATTTGACATTGATGACATGTTAGCAGAACAAAACTCTTATGGAGCAGGTGGTACGTCTTACGGATTATTTGACAATGACAAAGACATGGCATTGAATTTAGGGTTTACAGGATTCCGAAGAGGATATGACTTCTACAAGTCTGACTGGAAATACTTAAACGATCCTACAATGAGAGGTGGTATCAATGCAGGTAAAGTCAATGGACTTTTAGTACCAGCAGGATCTACAACTGTGTACGATCAAGTATTAGGTAAAAACGCTAAGAGACCATTCTTACACGTTAGATATAGAGCTTCAGAAACTGAAGACAGACGTTACAAGTCTTGGATCACTGGTTCAGCTGGTGGAGCAAGAACAAGTGACTTAGATGCTATGGAAGTAAACTTCTTGAGTGAGAGAGCTGTATGTACTTTAGGTGCAAACAACTTCTTCTTATTCCAAGATGCATAGTAGATAGTAGTAATATTTACCCTCGTTATAAAGACGGGGGTAATTATTTTTTTTAAATCAAATTAAATTATATTATAATGAAAGCAAAAAAAGAACAGTACAAAGCAAAGTCGTATAGACTAAAAGGAGACAAAGCGCCTCTATCATACATGTTATCTTCACGACATTCACAAAGATCACCCTTATTATATTTTGACGAAAAAACAGGTGTCAATGAACCATTACGTTACGCGCGTAATCAAAAGTCACCTTTTGAAAACGAACAAGACGGAAATGCTATTTTAGAACCTATTGTGTTTGAAGATGGTATGCTATCAGTTTCAAAAGAAAATCAAGTATTACAGAAGTTTTTATCAATACATCCAAGTAATGGATATGTATTTGAAGAGATAAACAAAGAGCGTGATGCTGCTTCAGAATTAGAGCAAGTAGAGTTTGAATTAGAAGCTCAATTAGAAGCTAAAAAAGTAACTACAGATCTTTCTAAGTTAACACAAGTATGTAGAGTGTTAATGGGTAATGCTGTAGAAAATATGACAACAGCAGAGCTAAAAAGAGACATATTAGTTTATGCTAAAAATTATCCAGATGATTTTTTAGACACTATTAATGATCCAATGTTAGAGTTAATGGACGATGTTTATCAGTTTTTTAATTTATCGTTATTAACAATAAGAAACAATGGTAAAGATGTTTATTACAATTTATCTAATAATAAAAAGAAAATGCTTACTATTCCATTTGGGGAAGACCCTAATTTTATTGTAGCTTCATTTATGAGAAGTGACGATGGTTTAGAAGTATATAAGCTTTTAAAAAACAAAATAAAGTAATACAAGTACAACTAACTGGAAATTAGCTACCTCAAAAGGGTAGCTTTTTTTTTGCTATCTTTAAGCCTGACTGTTTTGATTGAATAATTAAAGAGAAGCTCTAAAAAAATAGGGCCTCTTTTTTTTTGCTATCTTTGTAAAAAGAATTAATTATGCCAATAAATGAAGTAAGAAATACCGTATTAGCAATAGCTAATAAAAATAATTACGGATACATATCTCCACAAGATTTTAATCTTTATGCTTCTCAAGCACAAATGGATATGTTTGAAGATTACTTTTATCAATACAACAATCAGTTAGTAAAAGAAAACCAAAGAACTTCAGGGACTGGATACGCAGATATAACAAAAGGTTTAGTGGAAGTTATTGATACTTTTTACGTAGACACTCCTTTATTAAACTCTGCAACAACGCAGTTGGGAGATATACAGACTAATTTATACACACTGCCTTCTGATTATTATTTAATTAATAAGATGATGGTATACACAAAAGAATTAGCTTCAGGGGTTACCACTTCGACCAACGGCGGTTCTATAGCGGTGAACGACACTTCTGCGGACTTTATTGCAGCAGGAGTATCGGTAGGAGATATAGTATCTACTATTACAGGAGGAGTGGTTTATAATACTGTAATTTCACAAGTAGTTAGTGCAACTAATCTTTTAGTTTTTGCAACAACAGGCGTACAAGTCTGGAATGCTGTAGGAAAAACATACAACATATATTCAGCTAATAATGTTATGGATGCTGAACGTGTTTCACAAGCTAAAATAACTATGCTAAATAATTCTATTTTAACAAAACCAACTTTAGGGTATCCTGCTTATACTCAGGATGCTTTAGTTGCTCAGGCTTTTCCTATTACAATAAATAAAATAGGACAGCTTACATCGCAGTATGTTAGATATCCATTTACACCAAACTGGACTTATGCTACATTATTGGCTGGTGAACCTTTGTTTGACCCAACCGCAGCAGATTATCAAGACTTTGAATTACCTTTATCGGATGAACCTGCATTGATTGCAAAAATATGTCAGTATGTAGGTATAGAAATAAGAGAGGCTGATGTTTATAATTTTGGCACTCAAGAATTACAACAAGAACAAATAACACAAGGATAGATGGCATATATAAACGACTACGCGTATTACACGAACTCAGGAGCAACTCCAACTAATTCAAACTGGGGATCATATCAGTATGTTTCATTAGCGGATATAGTTAACAACTTTATGTTAATGTATCAAGGTAATCATGAATTAATAAATAATATTGAAAGATATCAGATATTATTTCACGCCAAAAGAGGGATACAGGAATTAAATTATGATGCAATGAAGGAGATTAAAATTCTTCAATTAGACATCACACAACAATTAAGATTTGTATTACCACAAGATTATGTTAATTGGGTTAGAATATCTCAATTTAAAAATGGTGGTTTATATCCTTTATCAGAAAATATACAAACAAACTGGTCTTCTTCTTATTTACAAGATAATCAGTCTAATGTTTTGTTTGATCAAAATGGAAACGTTTTAAGACCACAAGATTCACAACTTGATTTATCTACTATTTTAAGAGGAAACAAAAGTATTTACTTAAATCAAAACAGTCAATACAATGGAGCTGAAGGGTATAACTATGAAGGCGATTGGTATTTTGACTATCCTATAGGGTCACGATTTGGTTTAAATACTGAGACTGCAAATGCAAATCCTACATTCACTATTGACAAACAATCTGGTGTAATTAATTTTAGTAATATATCAGGAGCTGCATCGGTTGTTTTAGAGTATGTTTCTGACGGAATGAAGAATGGAGTAGATAGCGAAGTACAATTAAATAAGTTATTTGAAGAATATATATATGCTTATATTAGATATTCTATTTTAAATGGTAGATTAGGAGTTCAGGAGTATGTTGTTAATAGAGCGAGAAAAGACAAATCTTCTTTATTAAGAAATGCAAAAATACGATTAAGTAATATACATCCTGGAAGACTTTTAATGAATTTAAGAGGTCAAAATAAAATTATAAAATAATATGCCAATAGTTACAACAAATTTTATTGCAGGTAGAATGAATAAATCTGTGGATGAAAGACTTCTTCCGCCAGGTGAATACATTGACGCTATGAATGTTCGTTTAGGTTCTACTGAATCTACTGAAATAGGAGCTGTAGAGAACTCAAAAGGAAATGAGCAACTAACTACAATACAGTACAATGGAGTTCCTCTAAGCTCTTCTGCTGTCTGTATAGGAGCATATGAAGATGGTGTTAGAGAAAATATTTATTGGTTTATTCATGATGGTTCAAACACTCAAAATCCTAAAGGGGTAGTTGATTTAGTAGTTTCTTATAACACTACAAATGAGATAGTTAATTACCACGTAGTAACAGTAGATTTATTAAATTTTGATCCTAAATTTTTAATTACAGGTGTTGATTTAATTGAAGACCTTTTGTTTTGGACTGACGATAAAAATCCTCCAAGAACAATAAATATAAATAGGAGTTATCCAGAGCCTATTTCAAACGTAGATCAAATTGTAGAAGAAGATATATCAGTGGTTGTAAAACCTCCTGGTTTTGAAAGTGCTGTAGGGACACATGTTCCATTACCAGCACCAACAATAAGTTTTTTAAATATTGCAGGAAATCAAAACTATATTGAAAACAGATTTTTATGTTTTGCTTATAGATATAGATATGATGATGGTCAATACAGTGCAACATCTTTATTTACCAATCCAGCATTTGTACCTAAGCCTTTTGCTTTTAGTACAAAAAATTATTGTAATGATGGGATGCTAAATCTTTACAATGGTGTAGAGATTAAATTTTCTACAGGAAGCTCAAGAGTAAAAGAAGTAGATTTATTATTTAAAGATACAAACTCTACTACTTTAAATGTAATTGAAAGATTTAAAAAAGAAGATTATGGTTGGTCAAATAATACAAATAAAAGCTACACATTTACTAATAACAAAATATATACAGTATTAGGTAATGATGAATTACTAAGACAGTATGACAATGTTCCAAGGTTAGCAAAAGCTCAAACCATACAGGGAAACAGATTAATGTATGGTAATTATGTAGACGGATACAATATAACAAGACCAGATGCAGATGGAAATAACATTGCTATAAACTATAATACAAGTTTGGTTAATACGCTTTTAGGTTTTTCTGAATTACCTTTTGGCTTACTAAATACTGGTGAAACATATACAATAGATCCTAATCCAGGACAGAGCGAAAACATAGAGAACTCTAAGGTTACAATAGACTTAACAGCAATAGCTGATAAATTAAATGCTAATGCTTTGATAGGATTGACATTTGATTTTCATAGTGACAAAAGAGTTTTCTTTCCGTCTAACACTACTGCGGCTACAGAAAATGTTGATTTTGAAAACCAACCATTTACTCTTAATGTAAATATAACTTTAGATCAAGACTATGCAACTCCATATGATTTCTTTAACAGTCCTTTGT